CAAAACCCTGCTGCGAAAAGCCAAAGCACGCACCTATGACGCCCTCTGGCGCGCCGTCGGCGACATTTGCGCCCTCTTCGATCCCCAGGAATGTTGGAACTACCTCATAGATGCAGGATACGTTGCAGATTAAACGCCCGATGCTCTAAGCAGAAAAACGGCCTAAAAAGCGCCCCTTGAGACCCCGAAAACACGTCGTCAAACCGCCCTTAAAAGGGGTGAACAGATTCAGTCTGACTCCGCGACTGGAATCCCCTTATTCTTCCTCTCTCGCGTCATTCCGCAACTGAGAACAGAGGTCAACATGGGCAAAGAGAAAGACACGTCAACCGTTCATCTTCGCGAGAGCGTAAATCCCAACTCCAAGGACAGGCAATCGTCGGTCAATCCTCAACGATCTGTGAACCCGGAGAAGCTGACGAAGCCGGCCGCGCCGCCTCCTCCTCCTCCGTCGAAGCACCCGTCGGAGGACTGAGGTCCGTCGCGAGGCTGACCGTAATGGCCTTGATCCGGCTGGCGGGGACATACGTCAGGTGCGCCCGGCCGCAATTGTCGAGAACACCTTCGACACCGTGATCCGTGATCGTCCCCTTGCGTGAGATCGTTCTCGTGACGTAGATGGCAATGTTGCCATCGACATCCACATCAAGGGGATCGTAAGGCACGCCGATCGGCACCACTGCCAAGTCGCTTTCATAGGTCATGCCGTCGACCGTGACAACCGAGACGTAGGCCCAGTCGTTGGGTTCATGAATGATGTGTGACCACGTCGACGGATAGAAGTTCTCCCGGGTCACCCGTGCACCGCGGGCCATCTTGACGAACCATCTGCGGGCAACGCCCCGCCACAGGCCGGCCGCCGCGATCGCCGCGAAGACAGCGACAGCCATGGCGATGCCGACGTGGGCCTTCAGCGAGAGAATGTCGTAGGCCACGTATGCGACCAAACCGTAGGCCAGCACCTGGAACACCACGTCCGTCGTCTTGTGAGCCCGGTCGAGCCCGGTCACGGCAACGCGATAAGCCAAATACCCGGCCGCAAGAACCAGCTGGATCTCGAAAGGCAGTTTCAGGACTTCTTCAAAAGACATCGTTCAGTGCTCCTGTTTCGATATTCTCACGTCTTCATGTACTGCGCTACTCGCCGCCGCCGTTTGAGACGATCAACTCCCCCGCCTTTTTCGCTTTGCCGCCTCCGGGAAGCGAGTACGACGTCTCCACATCCTCCATGTCGAACCGGCCGAAGATCTCGCGGATCTCGGGCCTGTCGTTGATGGACAACAGGAACCGGCCCTCGATGCCGGCGAGCGCCTCTGCCAGGCACCCGAATTCCTCCCTTGAGAACAGTTCCCGGCCGTAATCGGTCTCCGAGCCCCAGTAGGGCGGGTCGATGTAAAAGAGTGTTCGCGGCCGGTCGTAGCGGCGGATGAACGCCTCCCAGTCCAGGCACTCGATGACAACGCCGGCAAGTCGAGAGTGCAGATCCTCCAACATGGGCGCCAGTCGCGTCACATCGAAACTGCCGGGCCGGTCGAGGGATACACCGAAGGCACGCCCTCGACCTTGCCGCCGAAGCACGTCCTCTGCAGGTAGAGGAACCGCGCGGCGCGCTCCAGGTCGGTCAGGGTGTCCGGATCGGTTTTGACCAAGCGCTCGAACTCGGCCCGCGTTGTGATCTGGAAGCGGATGGCGTCGATGAACTGGGGGTAGTGGCGCTGCAGGATACGGAACAGCGTCGCCACGTCCCTGGAGCGGTCGTTGATCACCTCCCCCTTCGGGCGGCGCCGGCGCCGGAAGAAGACACCGCCCATGCCGACGAAGGGCTCGGCGTAGGTGGCGTGCGGGATCTGTTCGATGCGCTCGACCAGCCGCCGCGCCAGGTTGCGCTTGCCGCCGATGTAGGGGGCGGCGGGGAGCGTCGGGTCTACGGGCTCAAGGTTGGGACTCGACTCCATGGAAACGATCTCTCAAAGTCTTCCCGCCCGTTGCGCGGGTGGCGGGACGGCCGCGAATCGGCCGGTTCGTGGTCGTGGGCGGTTTCGTCGCCCGGTTCGGGGCGCTCCAACGCCCCGTCCCCCGCCCGGCCTGAACCGATCGGAGAAACAAATGCCCAATGAAGCGGATATCGACCTGGATGCCGCTGAGCGCGTCGTCGAGGAACACCTCAACAAGCTGGTCACCGCCAAGCTGATGCCGCTAACGGAGACGGTCGACGGCTTGAACTTGGCATTCGTGACCCTCACGGATGTTCTCGACAAGGCCGGCACCGTGAAGGCTGAAGCCATCGCCACAGCCTTGAAAGGAACGCTCGAATCCCTGAAACCGGAGCATGCCGTTTCCCAGTCCGCAGAGACGCTTCGCGGTTTGATATCAGTGATCGAAGCGCCGGCCCGAGGCGAGACCGACCCGGTACGCCATTGACGGTGGTGTTGCAAACCACGTCCGTAATCTCCTCCTGCAGCCGGTTCAGCACGTCCCCGTCGATGATCGACGGCGGGACCAGCTCCTGCCTCCGCCCCTCCGGCCAGTCCAGCGTAATCCCGCGGTAGCCGAGTTGCCGCACCGCGCCTTCCGCCAGCCGCATGCAGCGGCAGCCGGGATTCCGGCCGTTCTTCGGGTCGCAGAACCCGTCGGTGAGGAAGCACTGGCAGATCTCGGTTGCGATCGCCTCGACGGCCCGCCGGCGCACCTTCTCCTCGAACGTTTCGTCGCTCAAAACCACGCCCTCCTTTTCCCGCCGTCATAGGCCCTCGCGTGTCCAGCTTCGATCATCGTTTTCGCCAGTGGCCGGCCGTCGATCAGCAGCACCGTCGCCCCGACCCGGCCGCCGTACTTGTCGTCGCGGATTCCGGTGAGCTGTACCCGCTCGCCGATCAGCGTCTTCAGGAAATCCCGGGCCTCTCGGGCTGCCCGGCGTTCCCTCGGATCGCGCGAGCGGATTTCCGGCGTGTCGAAGCCCCGGCAGCGGACCCTCCGCACGATACGGACGCCCGGCCAGACGTTGGCTTCCACGGTGAACGTATCGCCGTCGTAGACGTCGGTGACGACGGCCAGGATCGGGCCGGGGACGCTGCCCTTTCCACTCATGCACTCACCCTCCACCCCTGGAAGACGGCCACGTATCCGGCCCAACGGCCGCGGGTGCCGAATTGTTCGTGTTCGAGGTGCCCGAGGGCCGCGCGGGCGTCCTCGTAGAGCGCCACGTGACAGGTGTCGTGATCCGTCAGCATGGCAATGGCGCGGCCGTCAGCGCCGACGAAGAGCCAGCATTCGAACCCGTCGTCGAGCAGATCGAGGATCCGCCCGACGGCATCTGGCCTCGAACCGCGACGCGTTACTTTCACGCTGCCGCTCCATCCGGTGATGGCCAGGCGAGCCCGGCCCGCAGGTCCGCGGCCTCCTGGTCCGAGGTCTCGGAGAGCGCCACCTGCTCCTTGGCCGTCTCGCGGATGCGCTCGATGGCGACGGACACTGCGATCCAGGCGGCGGATTTGCCGTTCCATTCGTCGGCCACGGCCTGATAGCCGGGCGCGGCCGGATCGAGGCGTTCGGCTCTGTCCTTCAAGAGGGGGAACTCGGCCGGGTCGGGTGTATCGCCGCCATCGACCGCGGCCTGCCAGGCCTCGGCTTCGGCGCGCTTTCGTTCATAGACCAGGGCCTGGCCGCTGCCGCCCGTCATGAACGTGCTCCGCGCCGCCTCGGCGTCTTCGTCGATGCCCATCAGGGTCTCGGCCTTGCTGGGCGGTCCCGGCGGCTCAGGCTCCAGGGCCGGCTCGTAGGCAGCACGGTTGGCGATGTAGCCGTCGAGCAGCTCCTCGTCGACGACCCCCGGCCCCTGCCGGCCCGGACCGTAGGAGAAGTGGGTTCCGCCCTGGGCATAGGCGAAGTGGCTGACGCCCGGCGGAAGGCCGGGATAGTCCGGCTCCAGGGCTCGGAATTCAGCCAGCGGGATGGCGAGATCGCCGATATAGATGATCCCGTCAGGATGGTGTCTAAACGTGCTCATTCTACGACTCCCGAATAGATGTAGAAGGGGGTGAACAGCGTCGGCTGCATGTTGTTGTGGCCTTCACCGCCGCCGGCGGAACTGGTGGTGCGGTCGTTGACTCCCAGTTCCACTCCGTGGTCGCTACCGCCGAAAGAGGTGTTGCCCGGGCCTGTGTGACCCCAATCACTGACTGTATGATTGTGCTCCGGCGACTGGCTGATGGTCAGCGTCTCTTCCTCCGTACCGGTGGTATCGCCCTCGTTGCGCGTCGAAAGGGAAGCGTCGGCGCCGTTCGGTAGGCCCGCATGGTTGACGCCGGCCGACACGCGGCCGCGCTTGTTGGGGAGATTGAACGTGGTCGAGCCGTCGCCGGCGCCGTAGGCCTCGCCGATCTCCTCGAAGAGATCGGCGAAGGTGGTGCGTGAGACGGCGCGGCCGTCACAGGGGAGCCAGCCCGGCGGCGTTGTCTTGCCGGCCTTCTCCTTGATGTCGCCGATATCGGCGTCACGGCTCGGGGCCGGGGCCGGTGGCTCCTCGCCGCCGGTCTGTGTTTCGTCGACGATGGCGTCGATATCGACGAACAGGATATCGGCGGCCTTGGCGATACCGGCCTTGATCTTGTCGGCGGGCGCGGTCTCGGCGAGCGCGCCTGGTGTCGATGCATCGAGCCACTGCTTGGCGCCGGCCGTCATGCCGTCGATCAATCCGGCCCGCGTCTCGCCGAAGGCGATGACCTGGCTGTTTGTGACGTCGGCGATGCCGAGCGCGTTATGGTTCGCCGTTCCGTCGGCGATGGCCTCGTCGAAGCGGCTGTTGGCGGCGTCCTATCGGACCACGGCGCCGTCGGTGACCGAGGCTTCGAACACCGCGTTGTCGATGATCACCGCATGGGAGCCCCGCTGGATCAGGTTTGTGATGGCCTTGTGGAGCTTGAGTGCGGTCGTTTTTATCGAGGGGTGCCCCCGATAGGGTGATGGCATTGGCGACTTCCTCCTGGAGCATATTGAGGAACTCGGCGTCGACTACGGTTGCCGGTGTTCCGGCGCCGGGGTCGCCGTCCGTGAAGTAGCCGTCCGGGTTCGGGCCGGCGGCGCTGGGCGCGGCTAGGGCCGCCGCTGCGGTGGCGTTGTCGATGCGATACATGGTCTAGCCTCCGTAGGTGAACTGAACGTGGGTATGCGCCGGGCAGCGCTGGTTGATGACGCATTCGAGGAGCGCGTTGCCCCAATTCCTCAGCGCCTCGCCGGCGGTGAAAGGCTTGATGGTCTCCTCGGGCGCGTTGACCTGCCAGGCGAACCGCCAATCGGTGGAGCAGGCCGGGTCGCCGGCGCGGCTGATCCCGGCGCGGAACGGCTTGAACTCGGTGATGGCGATGTCGAAGCCGACGGCCTTGGCGAGGTCGATGAAGAACTGTCGCGACTGACCGCCTCTGGCGATCAGCTTGGCGTGCGCCGCGGCCTGGCGTTCGGTCAGCGTTTGGGCGATGCCGGCCATGCAGGGGTCGGGCAAGCCGAGCGTCGTCTCCCAATCGCCAATGGTTTCCGTCGCCGTTCGCGGGTCCGCCTCGCCGGTGAGGTCGACGGCCCGGTTATGGGCGCGGGCCAGCTCGTCGGCGTAGGCCTGCATGAGCTTGGTCAACGTCGCCTCGGCGTCCCGCGGCCAGGCCGCGCCCGGCGGCAGCAGGGCCTGCAGGAGCTGGGTGTAGTCGGTGTCGGTGGCTTTCATTCCGTCGTCACCCCGTGATGTGCTTGACCGCCCACATGACCGCTTCCTCGACCTTGGTCTTGGCCAGCAACAGCTCGCGGTTCTGGCCCAGGGCGTCCAGGAACGCGTGCAGCTCCAGGCCCATGTCCTTGACGAGCGCCATGTCCGTCTTTTCGGCCTCGTTGAGCACGCGGTATTGGTGGCGCATGACGTTGTTCCGGGTTAGCTCGTCGGAGGTGGACTCAACCGTTTCGCTCATGGTGCTCATCGTCTCCTTAAGTCCAGGTGATCACGCCCATGACGGCGATGGCGCCGGTGGCGTGGGCCACGTCGGCGACCGGTGCGACCAGGGTGTGGTCGTGTTCGCCGGCGGCGATGGAGATGGCCTCGCGGATATGCGAGATCAGGATCGTCTTGCCGGGCTCGGCCTCGCGCCGGAGCAGGTCGCGGACTTCGGCCTCGATCGCCGCCCTGACCGTGTTGATATCCTCACCCGGGCCGGCGGCGAGGCCGCTGATGGTGAGGTTGAGGGCGACTCCGATGGGCGCCGCGGCGATCGGCTCCGCCGTGACCGGCCGTTTGTCCGGCCGGTCGATATGGGCCTGAACGGCCGCCACGTCGTCGGCCGAGGGGATGCCGTCGGCGTGCGTGTCGTCCATCATGAAGCGGATGGTCACGGTGCCGAGACCCAGCTCTTTCGGATAGACCCAGACCCGGGTCACGCCCAGCACCTCGAAGGTCCATTTGCTGTAGTCGAAGCCGGCCCCGCCGTGGGGCGGCTGGCGGATGCGGTCGAGGATGCGCGCCCTCAGGCTGTCGTCGGTCTCCTCGTCCGTGCCGTTTGTGAGCCCGTCCGCCGCCGTCGCCTGGTTATCGACGCCGGCGATGGGCGAGACCAGGCTGAGCTTGGCGGCTTGGGCCGCGTTGCCCTCGGCGCCGGCCAACGACGCCGTCACCGCGGCCGTCGCCACGCCGTCCGCGATCGTCACCAGGACCTCGCTCCTGTACTCGCGCCCGCCGGAACGTTGCAGGAGCGTTCCGGCCGGGATCTCGGTGCCGTCCGGGCCTGTCAATTCCACGTTCCCCTGGGCATAGGTCGCGGCGATCCGGCCGATCCCCCAGATCGATCCATGGCGGTCGAGCATCTCGGCTTCGGCCGTATCCGTCAGGACCTGGGCCCAGATCCACTCCTGGAACCCGTAGAGGCCGTGAACGACACCTGAATGGACCCTTGAGAGCGCGTTGACGTTGGATCTCCGGGGGGCGGCGTCGGCGCCCGGCAGGCGGCTTTCCATGTCCGCCTGGTTGCGCTCGACGAGTTCGGTGAGCGACGGCGTCGTGAATGGCATCAGCCCGTTCCTTCCCAAAGATGATCGAACCGGTAATCGACGGCGCCGCCGCCCGGCCGATGGATGACGACGCCGATGCCGAGCACGCCGGTCCTGACGATCCCGGTTTCCACGTCGACCCGCTCGGCGATGCCGTCGTCGATCAGCCACTGCAGCGCCTCCTGGGCGTATTCCTTGGCCCGGGCCAGGACTTCCGGCGTTTGTTTCTCGCGGGATAACAGCCACAGCCTGGAGCCGATGCGGTCGCCGGCGATCTCGGTGCCGGCGACCGTGGGCGCCACGGCGTCACCCCACCATCCGCGGCTGCTGTCACCCTGGCCGGCCGGCAGCTCGTCGTCGGTCTCGGCCCGGCGGTCGGTGAAGAGCGAGATGATCACCGCCGTCGCCAGCCCGTCCTCGGCGGCGAGATCCGCGCCATCGAGCGTGAAGTCGGCGGCCAGGATGTCCCCGTTGTAGACATGAGCCACGTCGGTCATGGCCCCTCCGGATGCTCTGACGGCACATGCGCCTGGTCGATGCCGTGCTCGGTTGGCGCGTCGAACACGGTGCCCGTCGTCCAGGTGTCGTCGTGGTAGTTGGCGCCGCCGGTGTTGGTCTTACGTTCGCCGTGGCCGCCCACGTCCGTCTGCACGTAGGCCTTTCCGTGGATCTCGACCTTGTTGCCTTCCAGACGCAGCACGCCGTCCGTCTTCATGTAGATGTTGAGCGGGCTTTCGGCGACGATGCCGTTGCGTTTGAGGTGAACCTTCTGTCCGAGATCGTCGTAGATCGCCACCTCGCCTGGGGCCAACGAAGTCAGGCGGAAGCGCCGGTCATCGATCTTGATGGCGATGCCCTGGTGGCGGTTGCCGCCGACACAGGCCAGCACCACGTCGGCGCCGGGGTGCGGATGCGACGTGAACCCGTAATCGAAATAATGCGGCACGCCGTCGCGCGTCTCGCCGTCGAGACCCGAGATCTGGACCACCTGCAGCCGTGTCGAGTCCTCGGCCAGGTTGAGGACCGCGTGGCCGATGAGCAGGAGCACCCGGCGCCGGAGCGCCGCGGTCAGGTTGTGGACGGCCGATCTGAGGCTCACCATCCCAGGCCCTCCTCCTCGGTGTCCGAGAGTTCGATCAGCTTGAAGGCGTCGGGATGCGACAGCACGAGCAGGGTTTCCGTGCCGCCCTCGCCTTGGCTGAACCGGACCGAGCTCACGAGCATGGTTCGGTCGAGGCCCAATGAGGGCAGAGAACAAGGAATGAGCGTGTTCGGCCGCCAGAGATCGCCGCCGCCGTCCCGCCAGCCGGCCACGGTCACCTCGGCCCGGACCGCCCGCCCGGCCCGGATCACCGATTCCCAGAGCGCCCTGTCCTTGAAGGTGGCGTTGTCGCCGGCGTCCTCGGCAATCAACGTCATCGGCCGGAAGCGGGTCACCGCCGGGTCGAAGGCCTCGCCCTTGGGGCCGGCGATCTCGGCCGCCGAGAGCTGGTCGAACTCGGCCATGTGGCCCTTGACCGTGTAGGAACTGAAGCGCTCGCGGACACTGAACCGGCCCGTTGCCGCCTTGACGTTGCCGCCCTCCGCGACCCCGTGGTTGCTCCTCGTGGCCGCCAGGGCCGAGGTGATGACCAGGTTGCCGAGCCCGTCCGAGGTCGCCATCACGGCACGCGCCCGGCAGGCCCGCTCGATCGCCTCGTATGCAGTCTCGCTTTCCTGGATGCGGAAGGACGGGAAGGGCTTGCCGACGTCGACGGCGGCCCAGGAGTCAATCCCAAATTCTCTAACAATATCTTTCG